GTTCTGCATACTTTTCCCAAATTGGGCAACGTAAGTTCTTCAAGCCTGAGAGTGTTAGTGACGTACTTCTGGCAGGATCTAGATATATACCTCTGGTGGATGAGGCAATTAGACTCTGGGCCAATCCGTCCTATGGGGCAGGAAGTAATGGTGGCCTAGTCTTAGTTGGAGATAATAATCAAGTCAGTAATCTTGGCAACAGAACTACTGCTGATAATCAGAGTTCAATCACTGGGACGTTTGATACTGAAAGTAGAATTGAGCATCTTGTCTATACTCAAGATTCTACACAATCAAGTAGTAATGGCACTGGATCTGTAGAGAACGTTGAAAATCAGCAGGACCAGAATTACAAACCTTAGTTAAGGTGACTTATGAGATCAGTTAAACTTCATCGTAAAATCATTAGCAACACAGAAGTCCACTATCTTCCTGATCAACCTTGTCCCTTGAGCCCATGCTCCAAACACTATCAACGCCTAAAGGATTGGAGAATGCCTGATGTTTGTGAACATCTTTACTCTAATCCTGATATTGGCAAGGATGGAGTAGAACTGATGTGGTTATGTGATCTTAATGATACTGATAATGGTGAGGACGGAAATTGTGGTGAGTGAGGTTAAAATGCTGAGTAGAGTCTCTACTCTTTTAATCACAGCAGGGATGATTGGGATAGGTTTGGCTTGGATACTAGGTCTATCCCTGATAAGAATTATTGAAAGGTTAAGGAATGGATTTAGAACTTTTAGATAAGGCAGCTCTGGATGATATCCTGGCGAATTGCATCTTAGATCTTAAGTATACATCTAAGGTAATATTTCCAGAGATATTCTACGCCCCTTTCTCAATTCTCCATCAGCAGATTTTCGACCTGATCAATAGTGGACATAAGAAGATTGCTATAGCTGCTCCTCGTGGGATTGGCAAGACATCTATAGCCCGTACTGTTGTTATGAGAAGCATCTTATTTAGGCTTCAACGGTTCATTGTGTACCTCAGCAATTCTGCAACTAGTGCTGAGATGCAGACTGAAAATGTGAAGCGTGACCTTATCTCTAACATGCAAGTACGCAAGTTGTTTGGCAACATTAAGAGTGCCATTAAAGGGGAGGATACTATAGATGAATCCTTTTCGAAGAGCTGCTGGACTGCTTATGGTGAAACTTTTATTCTTCCTCGTGGTGCTGGTCAACAGGTTCGAGGACTCAACTGGAACAATCATCGTCCGGAACTGGTTATTATTGATGATCTTGAGGACAAGAATGAGATTAAGAGCGAGGATAATAGGAAAAAGTTGAAGGATTGGTTCTGGTCTGACTTGATGAAGACTGAAGACCGGTACTCTACAGGCTGTATCTTCATCTACATAGACACCATTAAGCATGAAGATTCTCTCCTTATTGATTTGATGGAGTCGAAAGAGTGGGCAACCATTCAACTATCCATTTGTGACGATAATTATAAGTCATATGATACTAATTATATGACAGATGCTGAGATTATGCTGGAGGTTGAGGAGCATAGGCGCCTTGGCACCTTAGATGCATTCTACATGGAGAGAATGAACGTTCCTATTGCTAAGGAAGATGCAGTTTTTAAGCAAGAGTACTTTAGGTATTTTGAGGATAGAGGAGATTCCATCCAACCAATTACTGTAAATGGAGAGAAAGATGGTCCAGCCATCAAGGCTTACAATCTTCTTCATGTAACCATAGTAGATCCTGCTAAGACTGTTAAGCTTCAGAGTGCTGACTCAGCCGTACTTACTCTAGCAGTAGATCGCACTAGTAAGAAGATCTTTGTTAGAGGCTGCGTAAGTGGAAAGTTCTATCCAGATCAGCTTTATGACGAAATGTTTGCTCAAGTTAAACAGTATAACTCTTTCATCTTGGGCTATGAGGTAACAGGCATCAATCAGTTCATCATCCAGCCTGTAGAGAATGAGTGTAGGGTTAGAGGAATGCATCCTATCTTGATGGAACTTCCTGCGAGAAGAGGATAGGGTAGCATCGTTATCCCCCTTATATAAACTTGGTTACATGTATCACAACAAGGCTAATTGTGCCAAGTTAGAGGGGCAATTGCTAGGATTTCCTCGCTCCAAATTGTGGGACTTGATGGACGCTGAAGCTTACATCACCTATGTGATGGACAAGAATAGCGTGTACTTTGACCCAGTTGATGGGGATGGCCAAGAACCTGATCCAGACGAGGAGGACTACTCCTCCCTTAGTGACGATCCTATGATGGGAGAGTCAGAGATGGGATTTATCTGTTAAGAATTTGCTTCGTTAATTAATGATACATAGGAATATACAATGCCAGCAATAATAAATGGAGATTCTTACGGATCTGGGCCTGATCTTCGTAATATGAGTTATGATTATCAGTATCCAGATGGGCTGGATTTGAAGCCTGGGTCTGAACTTCACGATAAGTTGAAGGATGCCATCCTGGAGCGTGCCAGAGTGAGTGCCATGACTATGAGCACTCGTCATAGTACGTGGAATAGTATTGATCATACCCTGACAGCCTATATTGCTCCGGATGTGAAAGAAACTGCTGTGAAGGAGAAGGATGAGAGGAAGCCAATTAGTGTAGTTTTTCCCTACTCTTACACCGTGTTAGAAACTCTCCTCTCTTACTTTGTTGCTGCATTCCTTCAGGACCCAATCTTCCGCTATGAGGGAGTAGGTCCGAATGATGTAATAGGGGCCATCTTACTTGAAAAGATGATAGGACTTCAATGCATCAAAAGTAGAGTAGGCCTCAATCTTCACACCCAGGCCAGAGATTCTTTTGCTTATGGATTTGGAGTAGTTACTCCCACTTGGACTGTAGAGAAGGGGACTAAGACAGTAACGACTGAGAAGCCCCGATTTATGGGATTTGGTTCTAAGATTGAGACTTCTGTCCAAGATGTTACAGTCTTTGAGGGGAATGCCCTGGAGAATGTGGACCCATATCTTTATTTGCCAGATGTCAACGTCCCCATTCATGATCCCCAGAAGGGAGAGTATGTGGGATGGGTCTCCGTGGGCAATCTTATGGATATGCTTTCTCAGGAGCAAGGCGATCCTACCATGTTCAACGTGAAATATTTGAAGAGTTATAAGGGGAGAAAGACTTCAATCTTCACAAGTGACAATAGTGGCCGAGCTACGAAGAGTGGGATGTCTCCACGCCTAAATAGTACTGACTCAGTGACTAATGGTGTGGACAAGATTAAGATGTTCATCAAACTCATCCCTAAGGATTGGAACTTAGGGTCCGGTGAATATCCTGAAATCTGGTACTTTGAACTTTGTGCTGATGAGGTCATCACTTGTGCTCGGCCAACTAAGTTGAGTCATAGAAAGTTTCCAGTAAGTGTCATTGCTCCTGATTATGATGGCTACTCAATGGCCCCTATCAGTAGAATTGAGATCTTAAATGGGCTTCAGGGAGTCCTAGATTTCATGTTCAACTCTCATATAGCCAATGTTAGAAAGGCTATACATGATATGATTATCTATGATCCCTACCAAGTAAATTCTAACGATTTGAAGAATCCCTCCGCTGGTAAACTCATTCGTTTGAGAAGGCCAGCGTGGGGTAGGGGAGTTAAGGACGTAGCTCAGCAGCTCCTAGTCAGTGATGTCACTAGAGGGAATGTTGCTGACAGTACGTGGATTGTCCAGTGGATGGATCGAATCAGTGGGGCTGATGCCTCCATGCAGGGGTCGCTGCGGCAGGGAGGTCCTGAGCGCCTTACTTCTGCCGAATTCCAAGGGACCATGGGTGGAGGCATCAACCGTCTTGAGAGGATTGCCAAGGTGGTGGGGATGCAAGGGATGCAAGATATAGGAACATTCTTTGCTGCACATAATAAACAGATGATGACAGTCCCTGGCTATGTCAAAATGGCTGGGGACTGGGAAGATGTCTTGATTAAGGAATATGGTTACGGAGGACAGGGCCGTGGAAGAGTTGAAGTAACTCCTGATTTACTTGACATCAACTATGATGTAGTTGTAAGGGATGGCTCAGTACCTGGAGGGAATTATTCTTCAAGCTGGATAGAACTCTTCAAAACTGTCACCCAAGTGCCTGAGCTTGCTCAGAAGTTTGATGTAGTCAGGATCTTCTCCCACATTGCCCGCAATCTTGGCGCTAAGAACGTTAATGAGTTTGTGAGGAAAGGTGGAAATATTCAGGCCCAGAGTATGCCTAATGAGATGGTAGATGCTCAGGTTCAACAGGGTAATCTGATTCCAGTAGAAGGTCAAGAGATTCCTGGAGGAGGTTACTAATGCAAATACATAATGAAGAAAAACTTGAGAAAATTCTCTCTCCAAAGAGGGACTATGTACCAGTAAGTTCAGCTGGAGTACTTGAAGGATTTCTCAGTACTACCATCTATACAGACTTCCTTGCTGAGATTGACTTAAGAATAGAGGACATGAGAGACTTTTACGAAACATGTCCAAAAGATAAGTATTTGGAAACAAGAGGGGCCTTAGCAGCGCTTAGATTAGTGAGTGGAATCTTCACAGATCTTCACCATAATGCAGTTGAGGCTATAGATAACAAAGAATTGGAGAAAGAAAATGGCGGACGAAGCTCAGACAACATTAACGAATTCTGATCTTACCCCCTCAGGGGTTAGCGTGGGGGACTCTTCCAGCGAAGTTGGAGGGAGTTTAGAGAGTCAGATTACAGAAATACTTGATGAGACTCCTGGTGAGCCTGAAGTAGAGATTCAGGATGATCCTATTGTGCCCGTGGCACCAGTAGAGACTACTGCCCCAGCAGTAGAGTCTGTAGTTATCCCTCCTGTGGAACCTACAGTTTCTACAGTGGTGGAGCCTCCTAGTGAAATAGATGCCTTGAAGGCTCAAGTAGCTTCTATGACAACTCTTATTAATCAGTTGTCTAGTGGCCAGCCTACTACACCTGCTCCAGTTGCTACTCCGGTTGTGGTGGAACCTCCAGCTCTTGGGATCAAAGAGCTCATGGAGGCAGTGGACTTTGATCAAGTCATGGAGTCTAAGGAAGCCTTCGTCAACTTTATGACTTCTGTCCTTGAGGCAGTAAGTAAAAATACTCTTGGGCGAGTAAATGAGGTGGTGCCCGAAGTAATTACTCGCCAGAGTGCTATGGAAAAAGTTAGGACTGAGTTTTACTCAGCCTATCCCGAACTTGAAGTAGTACAACCCTATGTTGCCCAGGTGGCTAATGGGATTGGAGCTGCAAATCCGACATGGACAGTTCCACAGGTTTTAGCGGAGGCTGCTAAAGTAGCAAAAGCAGCACTAAACATTCCAGATAGAGTTGTAACTACACCAGCTGCCTCAACTTCCACAGGTGCTCCGATCCTGCCAGGAGGTTCAACAGCCGTAAGAAAGCCTGCTCCTAAGGGGAGTAAGCTACAAGCCGACATTGATGAATTATTAAGTGACTGAGGAGGTTACTATGAGTGGTGAAGGAAGGTTTATAGATGGTTTGGCAGTAGGTAATGTCGTTATTGACGGGTCTGTAATCTCCGGCAATAAGGACAAGTATTGTTTGGAGAAATTTAATACTCAGCCTATCTGTCAAGTGGTTAATGCTACTACAGCTAATCCCAGTGGAACGGCAGATACAGCAAATGTAGCATTATTTGAGAAGAATATGTTTGAGTATGTGGCCAAAGGTACTCAGACCATCATAGGCATTGGGGCTCTTGCCTCGACCGGATGCTCTGTGGCTGGCGATCAGACTGATAATGATGGTAGGGAGATTGCTTTTGCTGGTGGGATTACATCCAGAGCTCCCCGTGCCTTCGTAGTTGGGTATAATGCTTTCTGGGCAAGGCTCAAGTTCTCTATTGCTACGGTCGCAGGAACTGATGACTGTGCTTTCGGATTCCGTAAGGCTGAGGCTTATCAAGGTGCCATAGATGACTATGATGAAATGGCAGTGTTGAATGTGATCTCAGGGGATATCAAGATTGAGACTATTCTCAACAATGCTGCTACTGTTACTACGGACACAACTCAGAATTGGGCTGATGCCGCAACTCATACCCTCTATGTCAGGGTGAGTGCTGCTGGAGCTGTAACGTATAAGATTGACGATGCTCCTCCGACCACTACTGCAGCATTCTCCTTTGACTCTGGAGAAGTAGTCATTCCATTTATGTTCTTCCTCCAGGCCAACGCATCTCAAACTGGGGCTATGGTTCTTCAAGAATTCGAATGCTCTTACGAGTAATAGGGGGGTAGGATATGAGTTGGTTCGGAAAACTTATCTCCCGTGGACTTGAGTTCTTGGGAGATGATTTGAAACTTACTAAGGGGTATCTCCAGATTGTTGGTCGTAGTGTGACCATCAATTCTGTAGCAGTTACTCCATTGATTAAAGATAGTGCTGGTGACATCCTCCTGTGCACTGGACTCACTAAGCCTACGGATGCCAGTGATGGATTTGCCAAAGGATGTATCTTCATTGATACTGACGTGGTTACTGGCACCAAATCGGTGTATGAGAATACTGGCACCAAGGATAGTTGTGTATTTGACTTGATGGGTGCAGTAGCGGCTTCGGAGATCACACTGGCCTATGGGAGTGTTCTCGTAGGTAATGCCTCTGGTGTAGCTGTAGCACTTGATGGTAAGGGTGATACTAAGGTACTGGTTGGAAATGGCACTACAATGACCAGTGTAGCTATGAGTCAGGATCTTACCATGACTAATGCAGGTGTAGTCTCCATTGCCAAGATTAATAATCTGGCAACAGCTGCAGAGGTTAATCTAACCTGTGATGGCAACACTGCTACAGCTGCTGAGATTACTGCTGGATGTGATCTTTCTGTTCAAGATTCTATGACTCCTGGAGTTGGATTTGCAGGAACTGGTACTGTGTTTGAGTCTTCTGTTGTTCAACACGGTGGGATTATCAAGACTGAGATTCTCATTGACTTGACCGGTACTGCATCGTCTACTACTGATCTTGACATCATTGGGACTTCAGGCGTGTCTCATATTGGCCAAATCACTGCGGCTAAGAACGGAACTCTAATGTATGGGCAAGTCACTTGTCTGGAGACTCCTGCAACTGGTGTCACTGATATTGATCTCTATAGTGCTACTGAGGGAACTGGAGCATTTGATGGTGCAGTTGGAGATTTGACAGAAACTGCCCTCTTAACCAAGGGCGGAGCATGGAGTGGTGCAGTTACTCCTACCATTCTTACAGCCCTTCCTGCTGCAAATGAGTATCTTTATCTTACCAGTGGAGCCGCGGGCACTGCCCAGACTTACACTGGGGGTAGATTCTTGATCGAATTCTGGGGCGTCTAATCGCTCTGACTAATTGAACTAATTTTTTGAGAGGTATGTTATGGCTTTTTTAGGAATGAGAGGTACTGGTGATTGGGCAACGGATCAGCGTCCGAAAAGTTGGCGTGAAGTTATTCTTCATCGTTATCCGAATGGAATGGCCCCGCTTACGGCAATCTTGAGTAAGATGGGTAGTGAAGCAGTTACAGATCCTGAGTTTAACTGGTGGACTAAGTCTCTGCCGACGCAGAGTGCTGCTGTTACTGGAGTTTATACTGACACGGGGTTGAGTGTGGCCTATGTTTCCGGAGCGGCCCAGTACACTGTGTTGTATATTAAGATGGCTGCGGCCAGCATTGTCAACTTCAGAGCTGGGCATCAAGTCTTGCTGCGTGACGCTAGTGATCTGAGCGTTGATGTTGTGGCTAAGGTTGACTCTATTACTGTGAATGGGGCCAGTTCCTATTTGACAGTGACTCTGCTCGAAGCGGATAATAATTCCACTGCAGGCGATCTGAGTGATTGTGATACCGTCCTGATTGTAGGTAACATCAATCCTGAAGGCGCTGCTATGCCGGATGCGATTGCATATGATCCGACTAAGTGGTACAACTATACTCAGATCTTCAGAACTCCTCTGGAGATGACTCGTACGGCGATGAAGACTAAGCTCCGTACTGGGGATCAGTACAAGGAAGCTAAGCGTGAGTGTCTTGAACTTCACTCGATCGAGATGGAGAAAGCCTTCCTGTTCGGAGTACCCTCTGAGCGTACTGGGGCTAATGGTAAACTTGAGCGGACCACTCTGGGCCTGATTCCTGCTATCCGCGGCGGATATAACGGTGTAACTACTGCAGGATTGGTGAAGAATTATCAGGTTGATACTGATTTCTCAGGAGATACCTGGCTTGCATCTGGTGAAGAGTGGCTGGATATCCAGCTTGAGCAAA